GGAGTAGGCACAACCCCCGCACCAACCCCAGAGCCCCCCAAAGCTATAAAAAAGAAGCGTGCTTCTAAAAAGAAATAATTTATTCAAATATTCTTAGAGGAAGTTTAGTATTTTCAATAAATGCGGCTCTATTTTGGTGCCAAGAGTCTCTTCCCACTAATTCACCTCTGGAGTGGTGAACAATATTCATATCAATAACTGTATTTACATACCCTTTTAAAAAAGCAGTAGAAGTATAGTGAAGATCATAGAAATCCCACTCGCCTATAAAGTAATCGGGTTTATCTAAACCAATTTCTTTGATCATTTTGGCTTTCGCAGCTAAAAATAGACCATCTAATACTACAACATCATCAGGAGGACCATAATAGGTAAGGTAAGGTCCTTTTTGGGGGTCTATATGTGTTACTTTTCCCTTATGCAACCCTTGTTGCCACCTACCCTGCTCCCACCATACTGCATCTTCTCCTAAAAGAGTAGTGCCTGCGGGTCCTGCGAATGCAACTAAATCTCTGTCTAGCGTAGTTTTCAACTTTTCTATGAAAACTTTAGGATTTTCTTTAATTTCAATATCATCGTGACACATTATAATGATATCTTCGGGATTTGCGTTAGTTTTTTCAAAAGCTCCTTTATAAGCTTTAAAAATGGATGTAGCTTTTGCTGCTAAGAGAATATTTATTCCACACCTAGATAAGAAGGAGAGAAGATGGTCAGTAGTTTCGGAAATATCTTCTCTAGATCTAGTACATATAATAGCATGTATCTTCATATACTATAATATGAAGAGAGTTATATAAATTTTATGAAAAAACAAGATTTATTAGAAGAATTTAAGAGATGTAAAGAAGATCCCATCTACTTTATCTCTGAATATATTAAAGTTACACACCCTGTACGGGGGCTTGTCCCATTTAATCTCTACCCCTTCCAACATAGGATTATTGAAAATTTAGAAGAGCATAGATTTAATATTCTCAGAAAATTTAGGCAGGCTGGTTGTACAACAATCGCAGCCAGCTATGCTTTGTGGATGATTATTTTTCAGAAACATAAACAAGTAGTTATTCTTTCTAAGGGAGATGCCGAGTCAACTGAGGTTCTGGATAGAATTAAATTGATGTATGACGAACTTCCAAAATTCCTTAAACCTGGAATTGTAGAAGATAACAAGCATACTCTTAAATTAGGAACTAATTCTACAATAAAATCTCGGCCATCAGGAAAACAGTCAGGTAGATCGTTAGCGGGTTCTCTTCTTATTATTGATGAAGCAGCTTTTATTGAAAATATTGATACTATCTGGGCTGCTGTTTACCCTATCATCTCCACGGGGGGTAGAGCCTTTGTTCTTTCTACTGTAAATGGTATTGGTAATTGGTATCATGAAGTTTACCAGAAAGCTAGAGAGGGTAAAAATTCATTTAATCCCATTGATATTCGATGGCAAGAACATCCCGAATATCAGAGACAGGAAGATGGGTTTTCTTGGTTGTATGCGGATATGGAAAAGAAGGGTTTGTTTGTCGATAAGTGGGAAGAAACTACAAGAATTAACATGCCTATGAGGCAATGGCTTCAGGAATATGAATGTTCTTTCCTTGGGACTGGTGATACTTATATAGAAGGAGGTATTCTGAAAGAAATAGCGTCTCAAACCAGCGAAGAATATGATATTAAATATAATAATCGAATGAGGATTTGGCAAGAACCGCAGCCTTTTTATACTTATTTGATTGCATGTGATACTTCATTAGGGCGAGATAGGGATTATTCAGCATTTCATGTCATTAACTTATATAATGGGCAACAAGTAGCTGAATTTTATTCTAATAGAACTCCAATAAATGAGTTTGCTAAAATTATTGCAGACGAGGGGATGCTATATAATGTAGCTCATGTTCTTTGCGAGCGAAATACGATTGGAAATAACCTAATTGATTGGCTCTATAATATTTATGAGTATGAGAACTTATGGTGTGATGAGAAAGACGAGATAGGCTTTCAAGTTACTATGAATAATCGAGAAACTATTTTAGCAAACTTAGAGGAAGCTATTCGAACTAACTTAATAAAAATTAATTCAACTAGAACTTGTGATGAACTAATGACTTTTGTTATTAAAGATAAAGGAAGAGCGCAGGCCGAAAAAGGATATCATGATGATTTAATTATGAGTTTGGCTTTAGCTATTCATGGATATAAAAATTTACTAGATACTACGCCTATAGAGCATGTAGCTAAAATTCCACACATGGAAGCGCCTCCTATGCCTTCTAAAAGTTGGAAATTTAGATTAAATACTGCAACTGGAGAGATGACTGAAGAGGATTTGAGATGGCTGATGAAATAAAAGATAAAAAACCCTTAGACGAGGGTTATACAAATTGGGGAGGAACCTCTGATAGAGCAGGTAGTTACTTTACTCCCACTGGCCCCATAGGAAGATTTTTTGCTAAATTCTTTGCTTCCCCTGCTCAGGCCCAAGCTGTTAAGGCTATGAATCAGGGTATTCCTACTCAATATGGAGGGGATACACCCCACCATACAGAAGTAATTAAAGATATTGGTGATACCTCCCCCGCTATCGGCGGGGTCTCCAGAAACCCAATTCTCCCACAGTTGGAGTTGAATAGACGTAGACGGTATAAAGAATATGAAGAGATGGATGAGTATCCTGAAATAGGAGCAGCATTTGATATTTATGCTGATGATTCTACTCAAAGAGGCCCAAGAAACGAGAAATGGAATATTAAGACTGAAAGTGAACTTGTAGTTGCTGAACTTACTACTTTATTTGATCGAATTAAATTGGATAGATTTCTGTGGGATGTTGTTAGGAATACAGTAAAGTACGGGGATTGCTTTACTGAACTAATTGTAGATGTTAATAAACCTGATGAGGGCATAAAGAAAATAAAAATTTTAAATCCTAATTATATTCTTAGAGTAGAAAATGAGTTTGGATATCTTAAAAATTTCTTACAAGAAATTCCTAAAGAGGAGAATTTTAATTATGGAACTGCTTATGCTGAAGATCGACCTCTCAAATATGTAAGATTAGACAAAAATCAAATTGTTCACTATAGGTTATTTACTTCTGACCCAATCTTTTATCCCTACGGAAAATCAATAGCTGCTCTATGTCATAGGATCTTTAGATCTTTACGGCAGATGGAGGATGCAATGCTTATCTATCGTCTCACCCGCGCACCTGAGAGACGAATTTTTTATGTAGATACAGGAAATCTTCCTACTAGTAAATCTGAGATGTACATTGAACGTCTTAAGGAAAAATTTAAGAAAGAAAAATATTACAATTCCAAAACAGGAACTGTTGACGCTAGATTCAATCCTATGTCTATGGATGAAGATTATTACGTTCCTTCAAAGGGGGGAAAAGGTACTAAAATTGATGTGCTTCCAGGAGCTTCCAATTTAAGTGAAATTGAGGATGTACGCTACTATAGAGATAAGCTTTTGGCTGCTCTTAAAGTTCCTAAAGATTATATTGTTGAGAAATCATCCTCACCTGAGCGAAAAGCCAACCTCTCTCAGTTGGATGTTAAATTTGCACGAACTGTTCATAGAATTCAAATTTGTATTGAAGCCGGAATAGAAAATATGGCAAAACGGCACCTACAGTTACGTGGATTTCCCCCCTCATTAATTACTAAACTACGAGTTCAACTTCCAGAACCTTCAGATATGTCAGCGAAGAGAAAACTTGATATTGATGAACAAAAAACCAGAGTCATTCAAGCTGTTCAACAATTAGGTTTATTCTCGCAAGAAGAAATTTATAAAGAATATTATGACATGACTGAAGAAGAAATTCGTATGATGAAAGATCAAATTAAGAAAGATCAAGAAGATCAACGAGAACAAACGCAATTAAACGATGCTGCTGCTTCTCTTACCCCTCAAGGAGGCGGGGGTGCGAGCCCAGGGGCACCTACGTCACCAGGAGCGCCACCTGGGGCTGCGGGAGGGCAGGAAAGCGCAGAAAATGTACCCCCCACCGCTACGAAGGAGTCCACCGCAAGGTTATCTCAGTTGGAGGATATTTTAGTTCTAGAAAACAAGGACAAGCACGTTATTTCTAGAATAATCCAAAAACAAAAAGAAAAAGTTGAAGAAGTTAGTAAATAGCTAACATATATAAAGTTATACGGAGAAAAAATTATGTTTTCACAATTATTTGAAGAGAGAGACAAGAAAATTTCCTACCTTATCAAGCTAGGAGATTGTATAGGTAGATCCTTAAGAGAGAACGTGACGCTCTTTTCCATAGATAGTCAAAATCAATTAGTTACTTACTTAACAGAGTCAAATCAAGTAATTAGTGGAAATTTTGAATTTGGAAAAGATATAGTATTAAATAATATTAATATTAGCG